GACCACAGGCACGGTGATGGTCAATCATAGCAAGGAAGAGGGCATCCACACCCCGCAAGACCTGGAGAGCCTGATTGACCACCTGACCAATGGTTGTCTGGATCCTAACTGTTGCGCCCCGGAGGAGTTTTGCGGCTGCGACTGGTGTGCTGATTTGAGAGGAAGACAGAATGCGGAGAGTGACCGGAACAGAGCGAACATCGGCTGCGCAGGTTTCAAGGCAGATGAATTTGACCTGCGAGCGCCTGGAGAACCTTCGCCAACAATGGGGGCAGTTCAAGGCTGATATGGTTTTTCAAGGATGGCCCAAGAAGACAGATATGGAGCAGCAGGTGGCATGGCTCAAGGCGTATCATGCAGAAGTGAACGCGCAGATCCCCGCGATTATCGAGGCTTACAAGCTGTTCTATCCCCACGCAGAGGGATTACCGCCAAGCAAGAGAGGTGAGGCATGAGCAACGGATTCACAGATGAAGACCTAGACATTGCGCTGGCCAATATGGAGCTGGCTGCGAAGAATCTCGCCATGAATGCAGAGGGAGTCTGGAACGGTGCCTATGACCGCAGGCGCTGGAGAGAAACGGTTGTGCCGTTGATTGCAGGCGATGTGACCACGGATGCAGGCGGGATCAAAGAGCTGGTGCAGAGCTTCTTCAAAGCCGCTGATCGAGCGCGCGTGGTGATTGAGGGGCACGCCAAGACTCCCCGCACGGATGACAATGGCCAGCGGAATCCCGGTGAACCAAATGACGTGAGGAGACAGGCATGATGCCTATTGATTATTCTAGATATCCTCCAAATTGGAAATCCGAGATTGTGCCGCGCATCCTTGAAAGGGCGGGGAACTGTTGCGAGCGATGTGGCATTGAGAACAAAGCGATAGCAACCTCTCTGGCCCTGCGTGTGCAGGACAATGGCCGCTATAAGGTCAAGAGGTTTTGGCTGACATCGCAAGGCGACGTGATCAGAATGCAGCCCTTCGTGCTACCGGGTGAAACAAAGTCTGTGAAGGTCGTTTTGACTATCGCTCACCTCGATCACGATGAGGAAAATCATGACGTGGCTGATGATCGTCTGCGTGCGTGGTGCCAGTATTGTCATCTTAATTACGACGCAAGCGAAAAATATCGGCGCGCATGTGCTCGCGAAGAAAGGGTGCCGGAGCTATTTGCACGAGGAGACAGGCATGACCATTGAAACAATCATAGCCATTACCTTTGCCGTTATCGCCAGCGGTGTCTTTGGCGGATTGGTTGGGGCAGCGACGATGTGGGCTGTTCTGGGCGATGATATGAAGGAGACAGACCAATGATGGAATTTTGGGAGATTCTGGTCTTTCTGTGTGCTTGGACAGTCATAATTTATATAGCGATCGGATGTGCTGTTGGCATCATCTGGCCCTATTTCGTTTTCTTTCAGTGAGGTGACCAATGACCCGTATAGCAGACAACCCCACCATCCCCGCAGGCTTTGACGGTCAGGGCCTGGTGAAGGTGTTCCCAGAGCACAAGACCGCCGGAGAGCAACGTCAGGAGACGGTGCATGAGGTGGTGCGGAGCATTGCGACCGGCGTTCTTATGGGTGCTGACGGTGCTGGACATGGCTATGAGATCGCCACGGCCTTTGGTCGGTTTGCCAGCGAGCTTTCCCACCACGACGCCACCCGCCACATCGCCAACGCCATTCATGATGCGCTGGGAGAGAGTGGCAACGCGCCGGTTCATCTGGGGGTTGATCTCTCGACGTCGAAAGATAGCGATGCTGTTGTTTGGTTGAGTGACGACGGGGCCGTGAAAATTATGTGCGGTGACCAGAGTATCCAGCAGGCGTTAGCGGAGACTTCGCACGTACAGGGCGCCCCCGGCGATGATCCTGCTGAGCAGTGGCTTTCGCAAAACCTAGAGAAAGCAAAGGTGGCATATCGAGGTGAGCCCCAAGGGGTATGCGAATTGTGCAGCGGCATAGGGACGGTTGGCCGTGTCCAAAACCTTCCTGATGGAAGCAAGATGGTTGACTCAGAAGGGCCTCGTGATCCCTGCCCTGACTGCACCAAGCCAGAGGGGGAAGTGGAAGCGTGGATGACTGACGAATACGCCATAGGCTACACTTACGCGTATTTTGCCAAGCAGACCTTACCGGGAGGGGATTTTCATTTGAACCCCGCTGGCCGATCCATTTTCTACAAGGATATATGCTTGAAGTACCCCGAATTTTCAGGCCTGCAAAATCAACGCTGGTTTGAACTGCCGGAAACCCTAGTGAAAATTCTTCGCCTCATCGCCTCAGCAGATCAGCAGGGAGGTGAGTGATGGAGTGGGTTTCTGATCTGCTTTGGATTTATGGATTCATCTTGGCCGTTGTGACTGTACTGCACATCGCATCGATGGGGTTTTTTCTTTGGGCGGTGCAACGTGATGTCGGCCATATCGTGAATGCGTATCTTGCGCAGCAGGATCTTCGGAAAGCAAGTCGCGTTATTTTGGCCCGCCAACAGGCCACAGGAGGTGAGTGATGCCAACCAAGAAAGAATTCATATGGGCTATTGGGGTGGCTGTGGTTGTAGCGGTTTTGGCGCTTATACCGGTCATCATAGCCAATAAAATAGCCGAAAGACAGGACGCCACATCTTCCCACCAACAGACCACAGATCAGGGGAGGGAGGGGTGAGCGAAGAACCGGTGATGACGCAGCGGGACTACTTGGCTGGTGAAGCTCTGGCCAATCCTGTTTGCGCAATAGGATTTGAGATGCCTAGCGGACTTTGCGGTACGGCTTGCGTGGGCTCGCCTGCACACAAAGTGGCCGTGCGAGAGTATAACAAGCAAATCGCCAGACGAGCATATCAGATCGCGGATGCCATGCTTGAGGTTCGCAATGACTGAATCCTCAGCCTCCCGTGTGGGGAAGGAGTCCATGGCCCTCAAGGGCCGTCGTCTGACGAGCTTTGAAGCGGTGTGGGCAAGGGCCATTGCTGACGAGGGGCTGGTAGATGCAGCCTTGCGTTATCGGGCATGGCACGAACGTGGCCAGCCTGTCACCTCAGCCTTCGGAGAGATCGGGGGCGGCGGGGACCAGGACCGGCGCTTTGCTGAATACGACCTGATGAAACGGGCAGAGGCTGAGGTTTTCAAAGAGTTCGGCACGCTGGGGCATGGGATTTTGCATGGGGCCGTTCTTAACGCCTTTACTGCCGGAGAGATGGCAGACAAGCATATGTTCCACATGAGCAGGGCGGATCTGAAAGCGCTGGGGGCACAGATGACCCGTCAACGGCTCCACGCGATCAAGTGCAAGCATGTGAAGGGCCTGCTGCTGAAGGCATTGCAGGTGGTCTATGACGTGTTCAACGAGAATAGGAGATAGCCAAAAATGGGGCTCTGAATTGAGATTGGTTTTTGGCTATCTCAAATAGCTGGCCAGCTTGGCGGTCTGTATCCATCAGCAAGGGCCTGAGCAGCCCATAGGAACAGCGGAGGCATAGGCCGGTGTCCGTCTTCATACCGCCGGATGGTCTGCGCGACGTGGGCTCCCGTATAGCCTAGAGCCTCCCCCAGCTCGCGCTGAGAGAGACCGAGGGCATAGCGGAGGGCTTTAAGTTCAGCGGGGGTCATGATGCCCCAAAAGCTGCGCGCTTATAGGTTTCTGAATGAGTGCCATGTCCTGCTTGATAAGCTTCAAGTGCGGCTTGTGTGCGATGCGTTTTGCCGTCGTCGCTGATCAGCCCATTGGCTGCGCGATTATCGGCAATTTTTTGCATTTTGTCTGCGATGGCGGGGGGCAGGGCTTTGTCAGCGGTAAAGTTAAAAGGGGTGTTCATGTCGTTCTCCTGATTGAGCGAGGCTCATTGCCTCCGATGAGTTATAGATAGGCCAAACGGCCTATGATGTCAAGCGCTGGGGTAACAAAAATCCAAATCAGTTACCCCATTATTTCCCCTTGACAGCGTACACCGAACATGTCAGCCGTGGTATAAGAGATTTCGTGCGAGAGGCGATAGCCCGCACTGAGACAGTTTCAAGAATTGCGAGCGGCGCTGAAAGCAGAAGCGCGAGTTTGTCAGAGCTTAGCCCTGCCCCTGATGTGAAGGTCTAGAACGAAGCAAAGGGGAAGCGTGGCAAGGCCAAGGGCGAAGTGTGCGGGATGGGGCCGGGTAGCTCTCGGTTTCACAGACCCACATGGATCTAAGCGTCTTGGTCAATCGCAGGAGCCCCAGTAGCGCGGGGCCTCGCAAAACCAATTTCCTCAGCACATCACATTCACCCCCTCGCTGTGCCGCTGAGGATAGCCGACCTGCTCACCCCAGCCGGTCGGCGCTTATTCATGGCGCGTAGGGCATCAGGCCCTCGTTAATAGCAGCGCACGCTAAGCCAATAGCCAGCGGGATCGGATGAGACCCTGCCTCATAGTTGCGCAGCATTCGAGGTGAGATGCCCAAGGCCTCCGCAGCTTGTGACTGCGTAAGGCCAAGGGTGGAGCGCCAGTGTTTGAAGTGGTCCGGGGTCATGCGTCGTGTGCCGCTTGTTGCCAGTCTAGCTGCTGCTGGCGGTACTCGTCGGCGCCTTCCAGAAAGGCTCGGAAGATATATTTAGTATTGGGCAAGCCCCGGCCTTGAGCGTATTCTGACGCGGCGGCGGCAGGCCGGAATCTGGTCTGCCCGCTGCGGTCAAAGTCGCGCGCCCATTTGCGGCCTGCTTTTTTCCATGTGGTGTAAGCTGAATCTGTCATTGTCTGTCTCCTGATGGTTGGTAGTGGGGGCCGAAGCCCCCGGTGATTATGCTGGAAAGTCTACGGCTGAGAGGAAGTCAAAGCGGGCTTGCTCTGCTTCTTTGATAGAGGCTGGCATCTCGCGGGTTTTCAGGTCTGGCCAGCTTGCCAAGAAGCATTGTGCGTGCTGCGTGAATCCGTGCCGATCGGCGTTAGTGCGATCAATGCGCGCTTGGTATTGCGTGCCGTCGTTGAAAAGAATTGTGGCGCTCATTTTTTCGCAATGGCCAGAAACAGGCGTTTCTTCGCAAAGCTTCTCGAAGTCAGCGTAAGAGATAGCCTTGCCTGTTGCTTGATCGATCTCAGAACCGATTGTGCCTTCAGCCCAGTTGATAACGGCGAAAAGTGGCTTGGTCATTGTCAGTCTCCAGGTGAGCGAGGCTTGCTGCCTCCGATGAATAATACTTAGGCAATGATTGCCGGTATGTCAACACATAATGAGACAATTAGGGAAATAATTTCCGCATTCATGGAGAGTCGTATGATTTACGCAATCGAGGGCGCTAGAGACTGATGCCTGGTGGTCGGCCTACTACTTACAAGCCGGAGTATTGCGAGCGCGTGATAGAGCTTGGCAAAGAGGGCAAAAGCCGGGTGCAGATTGCTGTTGAGCTGGATGTGCCGAGGGCTTCGCTTCACGATTGGGCAGAGGCTCACCCTAAGTTTTCGGCAGCGCTTACGCGTGCAAAGGAATGTGAGCAGAATTGGTGGGAGACAAAGGGCCAGCAGGCTTTGGATACGCGGGACTTCAACGCTCCTGTCTGGAAGAAGTCTATGGAAGCTCGGTTCCGTGATGATTACACGGAGAGACGCCAAGTCGAGCAGGATATCAAGGCTGAGGTGGCTGTTACAGACCTGTCCGGCAAGCTGGCTGAACTTGATGCTCTGATCGAGGGCAAGGCCCAAGATTAGCATGATCATGCAAATGGGTGTCGCAAAATACCGGGCTGGCATCTTTCGTATTGGAACAATCTGCTATGCAGAGTCCGGCTGATCGCCTTGCGGAACTTCCGAAGGCAGAGCGCAAGTCGTTCCTCTCGTCACTGTCTGAAGAAGAAGCCGCGGCCTTACTTTATGAGTGGCGCCGGTTTCATGCCAGGCCTGATCAGATCGCGCCGGAAGGTGATTGGGATATCTGGCTGATCCTCAGTGGTCGCGGATGGGGTAAGACCCGAACCGGTGCTGAGTGGATTAAGGAACAGGCCGAGGGCGGTCACTCAAAGCGGATTGCCTTGGTTGCTGAGACAGCGGCTGATGCAAGGGATGTGATGGTTGAGGGAGAGAGCGGGATTCTCTCACTGTACCCTGAAGACCAGCGGCCTTTGTATGAACCATCAAAGCGCCGTGTGACGTGGAAGAACGGCGCGCAAGCTACTTTGTACAATGCGACAGAGCCTGACCAGCTTCGCGGTCCCCAGCATGATGCAGCCTGGTGCTTTGTTGCGGGCACAATGATTACGACTAAGTCGGGAGCAATACCTATTGAGGAGGTGGTGCCGGGCAGTGAGGTTTTAACCCGGAAGGGTTGGTGCAGGGTTTCCGCTGCATCGAAGAGATTGGCGTCTGTTGGTTCTGTGGGGTTTTCGCACAAAGAATCTCTTGTCGGAACGCCCGATCATCCTGTATACACTAAGCATGGTTGGACGAGAATGGACCAACTAGAGCTTGGAGATACGGTATGTGTGACAGGTGCGTTGAGTGGGGCGGGAAGCTATGGCACACATACGGCAGTTATTACGAGCGAACGGACAAAAAGCGCCGTCCTAAAACAATTCGCCTTCACCGTGAAAAGTGGGCTAGCGCAAACGGGCCGATTCCTGCGGGATATGACATCCACCATATCGATGGTGACAAGACAAACAATGCGCTCAGCAATCTGGAGTGCTTATCCAAGTCAGGGCATAGGCGGCACCACTTTGCGCTGGAGCGGCCACCAAAGGTCGACTGGAGCAAAAAGCCCGCTGTTGAGGTCCAGTGCTTTTCCTGTGGCCGTGGGATCAAGCGGAAGAGAGCCATTGAGGCGGTGTGCAAAAGCTGCCAATACAAGCGAGCTGAGGAGCGGCGAAAGGTTCTCAAGCACTGCGGCCACTGTAAAACGGAGTTCAGATCAAGGGCCGGAAACTTTTGCAGCCAGCGTTGTGTCAACTTGGCAACCGCAGGGGCAACAAAACGTGTATTGCCTGAAGGTCGAGGCCGCTCCTGAGTATTTTGCAAATCGCGTTCTTGTCCATAATTGCGATGAGCTGGCTAAATGGCGGTATGCTCGGGAAACATGGGACCAGCTCCAGTTTGGGTTGAGACTCGGGAAACATCCGCAGCAGATCGTCACGACAACACCGAGACCAATTGAGCTGGTAAAGGCCATTGTGAATGGCAAGGAGGGCAAGGTTGAGGTCACGCGGGGCAGAACGGCTGATAACCGCTCTAACCTTGCGAGAACCTTCCTCGCCAAGATTGAGGAGCGCTACTCAGGCACAAGGCTTGGCCGCCAAGAGCTTGATGGTGAGATCCTCGGGGATATGCCAGGTGCTCTCTGGTCCTTGGATCAGATTGATGTCTACCGGGTGAAGGAAGCCCCTGAACTATCACGTATCGTTGTGGCGATTGATCCGGCGGTGACGAATACTGAGAACTCCGATGAGCATGGCATCATGGTTGTTGGTGTGTCTGGCAAGGATGGGTACGTCCTAGAGGATGGCAGCCTGCCAGGTTCCCCTCTGACGTGGGCAAGGCGCGCTGTGGCGCTTTATGACAAGTATGATGCTGATGCCATTGTGGCTGAGGTCAATCAGGGCGGTGATATGGTCAAGCAGACCCTTCGCACTGTCCGCAGTGGCTTGCCGGTGATTGAGGTGCGGGCGACCAGAGGTAAGCATGTTCGCGCTGCACCTATCGCGGCTTTATATGAGCAGGGGCGGATGCACCACGTGGGCAGCTTCCCTCAGCTTGAAGAGCAAATGACCCTAACAACAAACGCAGGATACGAGGGCGAGAACAGCCCGGACCGCTTGGATGCTTTAGTCTGGGCGGCAACCAATCTGTTCCCCTCGGTCCTGCCCCGCAAGCCTGTGAAGAAGAACATGATGCAAGTTGGTAACGGCGGATGGATGAGCAGATAACTGCTGAGATGCCTGATGAGGGCCAGCTTATCGAGACAGCGCGCAAGGAATATAACGACGCGATCGACACGTGGCGCCAGAACCGTGAGCGCATGGAAGACGATCTGCGCTTTGTGTTTGAGGACCAGTGGGACGAGCGTGACCGCAGAGAGCGGGAAACCGCAAACCTGCCGTGCTTTGAGATTAACGACATGCCGCAGTTTATCAGCCAGGTGGCTGGTGATGTGCGGATTAACCGGCCTCAGATCGAAGTTCACCCTGTAGGCTCTGAGGATCGCGCCACGGCTGATGTCCTGGAGGGCATGATCCGGTCCATTGAGCAGGCGTCAGGGGCACACCGTGTCTATGCTGACGCTGTGGAATATGGCTCTTTAGCGTGTGGCATGGGGCACTGGCGGCTTTCGCTGGAGCATGCTGACGATGAGGCCTTTGATGTTGATGTGCGCATCAGGCGTATCCAGAACCCGCTGAGCGTGGTCTGGGACCCGAATGCCAAAAACCCTGATATGTCGGACGCGAAGTATTGCTTCGTGATTAAAGAGATCCCCAAGGCTGACTTTGATGAAGCCTATGACGTGGCGTCTGCGTCTGGATACTACACTGACCATCGGGTCGACGGAGAGTGGCGCAAGGCCAACACAGTCACGGTGGCTGAATACTGGACGGTTGAGCAGCGCGAAGAGGTGATTGTTCAGCTCGGTGACGGGCGCACGGTGCCGATTGATCAGGTACCGGCTGGGATACCTATCCTTCGTCAGAAGACGGTCAAGCGGCCTGATGTGAAGATGCACATCATCACGGGTCGGGAGATTCTTGAGGGGCCGTTTAACTGGCCGGGCAAGCGTATCCCTATCTTCACCGCTTGGGGCCGTTCTGGCTGGGTTGGCGAAAGCCGGGTGATCAAATCGCTGATCCACAATGCCAAAGACTCGGCGCGGATGTATAACTACTCCGCTTCCATTGCTGCTGAGAACGTCTCACGCTCGCCTAAAGCCAAGTGGCTTGGCACAGCGGCGATGTTCGAGGGCATGGAGAATGAGTGGCGGGATGCCAACCGGACGCGTACAGATGCGCTGGTCTACAATCCCGACCCGGAAAGCCCTAGCGGCAAGCCTGAGATGATTCCGCCCATTCCAGTGGATGCCGGGCTGGCACAGGAAAGAGCAAATGCCTCAGAAGACAAGAAACGCACTATTGGTATCTACGACGCTTCGCTCGGGCAGCGCTCTAATGAGACAAGCGGCGTTGCGATCCAGCGGCGAGATCAACAGGCAGACATCGCCAACTACGTCTTCACGGACAACCTCAACCTAGCCATTGAGGCCACGGGGCGGGAGTTGGTCCAGGTCATGCCGAAGGTCTATTCTACGCCTCGGCAGCTAAGAGTCCTCGGGCCAGACATGAAGGCCCAGATCGTCAAAGTGAACCAGCTTGGCGGGGTGGATCTGTCGCAAGGCAAGCATGATGTGGTTATTAACTCCGGGCCGGGCTTCAATACTCGCCGTCAGGAGTCAGCCGCGTTCTATCAAGAGTTTATCCGGTCTAATCCTCAGTTTGCGCCATTCGTGGCGCCGATGATTGTCAAAAACATGGATTATCCGGGGTATGAAGAGTTTGAGCAGGTAATCATGCAGGCGTTGCAGATGATGAATCAGCCGCCTCCGCCTAACCCTGCTGATGAATTGAACGCTGCCAAGGATCAGCAAGACCTGATCGGCAAGCAGCTACTCAATACGCAACGCGCCCTTGATTTGAGGGAGCGCAATGCATTCGGGGCTGGCCCCTCGCCCGTTCGGCCAGTGAACCTCCCGCAACTTACGGGCTCGCTGTAAAGCGCATAACGTCGAGATGACGCCATGACTGATGAAACGGTGGAAACACCTGACGAATCCTCTGTGCCTGAAGATCAGGTAACTGAGGAAACCACGTCCCAAGAGGACGCTACGGCTGAGGAGCCGAAAAAGACCAAGAAGACCGCCCATGAACGCATTGATGAGCTGACTGGCAAGTTTCGCCAGGCAGAGCGTGATGCAGAGTTCTGGCGGATGCAGGCTATGCAAAAGGCCCAACAACCGGCGCAAGCGCCGCAACCCGAAGAGCTGGCGCCCCAACCGCCTCAACTATCCCAGTTCGCTGATGACCCTTACAGTCCTCAGTACCAAGAGGCGCACGCACAATACACAGCCGAACTTGCAGCATACCGCACAAGGCAGGAGATCCGGCGCGTACAGGACCAGACCCGCAAAGAGACAGAAGCCACCACCATTAGCCAGACCTTCCACGAAAAGGCATCCAAAGCGGGTGAGGATGGGGCTAAGGCACTCCAATTGCAGCGTGATGCGCAAATGGGGTTTGTGCAACTGTCTGATGATGTGGGCCAGATCCTGACGCAAGCCGAGAATGGCATAAGGTTAGCCTCTTATCTCAATGATAATCGGAGCGAGCTTTATCGTCTGAATACCCTCCCTCCCGCCATGCGAGCCCTAGAGCTTGGACGCCTCGATGCACAGTTTGCCAGTCAAACGGCGAGCAATCAGGCAATCCAGCCCATCCCCACGGTTGATGGCCCCACGTCCCAGACATCGGGCGCCATGCCGAAAGGTGGATTCAAGTCGCAGGCTGAATATCGAGCTTGGCGCGCAGCCCGAAAGGCTAAGCGCTAGGTAGGCAAAAACCCATGCAGCGCCGTGAGGCGCCGCGTCCCTTGATGGAGCCTTACCATGGCCTCTAATACCATTATTACGCCGGATATGATCGCGCGCGAAGCGCTTGATTATCTGGAATCCAACCTCGTGATGGCGAAGACCGCCTATCGCGGATATGAGCAGGAATGGCTCGGGCGTGGCTTTAAGGTCGGGGATACAGTTTCGTATCGTCGCCCTGTCCAGTACACGATCCGGTCAGGCAAAACCGCCTCAATTCAGGATACCACGGAAGGCAAGCTGCCGATCCAAGTCAACAACCAGAAGGGCGTTGATATTGAGTTCGATAGCGATGAGCTGACCTTGGATATCGAGGAGTTCGGTGAACGCTACCTGAAGAACGCTGGCATTCGTATTGCGCACGAGGTCGATAAAGACCTCAATAGCCTTTACACCAATGTTCCCAACTGGGCAGGTACGCCAGGCCAGACAGTCAACAGCTTTGAGGACTTCTCAAAGGGCACTGAGCTTCTTGATGAGCTCAATGTCCCGATGGAAGACCGCTATGCCTGTCTGTCTCCGAAGGACTACACTGGACTGAAGAACTCGCAAACGACGCTGGGTTCCTCTGATCGTCTCGTGGAGACTGCTTACGAGCGGGCGATGCTGGGCAATGTGGACGGTGTAGATGTTCACAAGTCACAACAGGTTGCGACGCACACGCGCGGCACAGCGGCTGGTACGATCCTTGTGGATGGTGCAAGCCAAGGCGTTACCTATGCAACGTCGAAGGATACCAACAATCAGACCCTCAATGTTGATGGCCTGACATCTGGTACGGCGTTTGCGGCTGGTGATGTTATCACCTTGGCCGGTGTGAACGCGGTCAACACTGTCACCGGTGAAGATCTCGGCTTTGCACGTCAGTTCACGGTAACGGCGGCTTCTGCCACGTCTTCGGGCACTTCGGATAATATCGCGCTGACTATCACGCCAGCCATTATCACCTCTGGTGCTTATAAGACTTGTTCTGCGGCGCCTGCGGACAATGCTGCGGTTACGGTGGTGGGCTCGGCCTCCACTAACTACCGCCAGAACATGATCTATCACAAGAATGCCTTTGGGCTTGTGATGGTGCCGATGATCAAAGAGCTGCCGGGCGCTGAGTGCGCGACGGTTACTGATGAGCAAACGGGTCTCTCGATTCGCTATGCCAAGCAGTATGACATCACGAACGACAAGGTGGTTCACCGTCTTGATGTTCTCTATGCGGTGACGGCGCTTGATAACCGCCTCGCCACCCGTCTGTCGGGTACTGCATAATGACCACGGCGCAGGAGATTGTCCTACGGGCCGTAGGCTATGAGCTTGGCGAATTGCAGGAGGGGAGTGATTCCCTCTCTGCATGGCACCAGGCGATTGGCTTGCAGCGGTTGAATGATGTTCTGCGCCAATTTCCGACGCGAGGCGTTGGCGGTGGTCAAATGGACTACCGTACCTCCTCCGCGCTGGAAGTGGGGCAGCCGGTCCGTGTGCTGGCTGTCTCAGACAATATCACAGTGACCCTGCCAAGAGATCCGTTTCCGGGTTTCTCGGTGGGGCTCTATCCTCAAGGCACGATTACCCTCGCTCGCAATGGCTGGACGATTTCCGGTACGGCGGCGGACGTAGCAGTAACGAGTGCTGCTGAGTATTATTTCATTGACGGAGATTGGAAGCTCCGGGCCGATCTTGCGGCTTCGGACTCAAGCCCATATCCAGAGGAAAACACCACAGATTTGGTCTACATACTGGCGCGTGAGCTGTCGGGCTCCGCTGGTTTTGCTGACCCTTCCGCTGGTTTGATTGAGCGCTCCCGTTCCGCATGGAAACGGATGCAGGCGCAATATCGGCCAAGACTTACTCAACGGGCTGACTACGGCATCGACTACCGCCAGGACCGCGTTGATATATTGAGCGTCGATTGATGTTCATTCCCTTCGGTGCCGGTGCTTATGATAACAATGAGTACGGGCTGCCCCCTGTTGTGCTGGAGAACCTGTACGCTCAGGCCGCGCCAGACATCCAGAACCGCACGCTGAGGCTTGCCCCCACACCGGGGCTGACGAGCTTCGCCACGGGCTTCACAGGGACGGCTGGGGCAATCTTTCAGTCTGACGGGATTCTGTCGGGCAACATCATCGCTGTTACGGGGACGCAAGTGTCCTCTGTAGCGTCGAATGGGACGCGCACGACGATATCCGGGGCTGTTGCAACGGGGGATCTGTCTCCGCAGTTCGCCGCTACCCAGACGCCAGAGCTTGTTGTGGTGGCTGGCGGGAATACCTACACAGTTGGGGCCACGGTGGCGAGCTTCACCTGGTCGGGGCCGTCCGGGGACATCACGTCGGTTGACAGCGTTTCGCAGAGACATCTCTACACAGAGGCCGGATCTGGTCGACTGTGGATCAGTGACGCAGGCGACGCCACAACAGTTACCAAGTTTCTGACCGCTGAGAACGATCCTGACGAGCTGAAAGCCGTCAAGGTGGTGGGTAATGATATCTACCTGCTGGGCTCTCGGAAAACTGAGGTAGCCTATGTGACAGGGGACACCACAACGCCCATCGCGTTCCGTCCCGGCTTTGTGATTGATTACGGGATCAAGTCTTCACGCTCGGTGACGACTGGCAACGGGATGCTGTTCTTCGTCGGTGACGATGGACAGGTCTACAATATGAATGGCGGGAATCCTGCCCCCATCGGTACACAGCCGATAGCGGATCTGATCGAGGCGCTGGCCAATGACCAGATCGACGCGCTGGAGATGGATTACTACACCCAAGAGGGTCATAAATTCGTGATCCTCCGTATCCCCGGCTATGGGGATATGTTCTACGATATCACGACCCAGTTATGGCATCGCCGGAAGCGCCTACAGTCCAGCCAGAGTGGCGTGGGGCCGGTCGTGAGGGCCTTCAATAAGGTCTACGCGCTGGACAATGTAGCGACAGGGAATACCACGATAGCGCGCCTCCTGCCGACATGGCAGCGGAATTATACCGAGGAGATACGGCGCGTTGCGACGGCTCTTGTGCCTATCGAGGACGGGAAAGTACGGATTAATAGGGTTCGGATCGAAGGCCAGACTGGTGTTGGCGCTGTGTCAGGGCAAGGCATTGATCCACAGCTCATGCTTCGTATCGCCTTGGATGGCCGGACCTTCGGCAATGAGATCAGCCGATCTTTGGGTAAAATCGGGCAGTATCGGCATTCTATCGTTTACGGACCGCTGGGAACAGCGAGGCCGGGCGTGGTTGCCTTGGAGGTGGCTTATGCTGATCCGGTGCTGTTCACGATGACAGGGGCTGTGGCGAATCCAGAGGTGCTTGTATGACCATTGCGCCCTTCTCGGTTAAAGGGGCTATCCCTCGCATAAATACGCCACTGATGGACGACAGAGGGCAGATCACAGACGAATGGCGCAAGGGCTTCTTTGAGCCCATCCACCAGATGCTGATGTATCAGGGTGGGGATGCGGTCCAGACGCTGGAAACGACGAAGGTGGGAGATGGGGATGATGTCTCTCGCCTGAACAATGACGCAACGTACACCCCTGAAGGGGCCAATGTGTCGGTGTTCACCAATGATGCCGCCTATACGCCAGAAGGCGCTAATATCTCGGTCTTCACCAATGACGCGGGATATTTCTCCTCTGCTGACAGTGAGGCCATTCAAGACATTGTTGGCGGGATGGTCACGGGGAACACAGAAACCCTGATCACGGTCACCTATCAGGACTCGGATGGAACGCTGGATTTCGTGGTGGATGAGGCCGGGCTGACCATTGCACAGAGCCAAGTCACGGGATTGAGCACGGCACTGGCGGGCAAGGTTGGCACGACTTCCTTGGGAGCGCTGAGCCTGACGGTGAGTGATCCGCCTACGCAGGCCGAAGTTCAAGCCATAGCGGACAAGGTGGATGCCATAGTGAGTGCGCTAACATGATCCGGGAAGCGACGATGGAGGATATTCCGCGTTGCGTTGATCTGATTTACCAATTTTACGGCCAGTCCTTCTGGCAAGAAACGCCTTGGGACCCAGAGCAGGCTGAGTATTTATCGGCAAGGGCCATCACAACAGATAACTGGCTGTTAGCGCTTTCTGATGAGCGCGACC